GACATGGAGAAGACGCGCCCGGCCCAGTCGTGCTTTTGGGCGCATGAGCTCCACATCAATCTGATATGACGAATGTCGTCAGAGTGTTCTGGCTGCATCTGCTTTGGATGGTAGAAGGTTCGATTGCCATCGAAAGGGATGCCAGCCAGGACTACTTTTTTGTAGCCGAGTAAGAGCATCACGTAAATGCCGAACAGGGCTGAATTGCCCATGGTCTCCGCATCCACATCGTAAGTCTTATCCGTGAGATCCTGGCCAGATCGCCCACGCGGTCCATGGGTGATCATTGGTCCGTTCTTCCCCAGAGTGTGGTGGGTGTAGCACCGCCTGGCTTCACGGAAGTGATGGATCAGGACGGGATGGCACGAGACCCAGTGCTCGATGGGATGATTTACGGCCAGCCCAGCATGGTTCACGGCACAAGCGTCCCACTCCCAGCCCTGCGAGGCAGCAATCTTCTCGAACCCATCGAGATCGTCCCATAAGCAAGCGGCTGATCCGATGATAACGGCTACGCGATCTTCGTATGAACTCATGGGTCATTGCCCTGCCTTGGCTATAGTGATTTGAGATACCCAGACATATCAACAGACATGATGCTGTTTGTCGAGGCCCCGGCGTCAGCTCTCAGCTTGAAGTCGGCCTTATCGAGCAGGTTGGAGATCTTCACCGTGCGGGCGCCAGCGCCAGCAACGGTATCGTTCGTAGAAGACGATACGATCTCCATTGCTTCAGCGGCGCCAGTGGGGAACCCTGTATAATCCCCGCCGCCATTCTAGAGATCCTCGGCAGCATCGACGTCAGGGTTGCGACCGAACTTTTCCCATATGGCAAAGTTGGGGAAATACCCCTCAGCGACCATAAGCTCGGGGATCGGCGGCGGTACTTGGATTGAAGTGACCATGATGCTCTCCTATTTTCCTTTGATGCGGCGGTCAACGAACCACCATGTCAGAGCCATCTCTGCCAAGAATAGTGTCTTGGTCACAATGACCTGTTTTCCTACTTCCCCATCAACGAAGAAATAAATGACCATTCCGATCAGCAGGAAGGTCAGCAGAGGCCGCACAAAACGCAGCGCCGTCGCTGCCCATCCCGACACAGCCCCGTAAGACGCATCGTGAGCGTAGCTCGCCGTGACCATTTTGCCGATGCCCTCGACTTGCGTAGATACAAGCTCATGCTCCGCTTCCTGGGCTTTGAACTTGGCGTTCATCTCGGTCATCTTTTCGATGTGGGCATATTCGCGCTGCTGGCGCTGTGCCTCTTGCCACGCCCCGAGCAGGTTCGTGACCACTGACCCGATGACCCCAAATAGGGGTCCACCGAGGACGCTCGTTAATATTCCAATCATCGTGTCCATCCTTCCGTACTGCCCCAATGCCGGGGCCGGCCCGTATCGACATGCAGAAACGTATTGTAGAAACCAAACCCTGTGAAGCCCATGTCCTCGGCAGCGTCCCGTAGAGCCCGCTTAGACAGGCTACGCACTTGGACGTCACCGGCCCTGCCCTTGAGGTGCATCGAGCCTGGAGCGCCGCCCTCACGGGCGTTGTGGAGGGGGCACCGCGTGACATTGGATAGGACAACAGGGCCAACGACCAATCTCAGGGCTTGCAAGCGATCGAGAAAATTAACATCTAAGACCAACAACCCACAGTGGCGACAGGCGATCTCGACCGGGGTGAAATTAGGCCACAGCCACTTTTTCTTGGGATACTGGCTGAAATGGCCCGAGAAGTTCACAGCGGTGAGGCGTGGTGGGGGTGATTGATCATCCCAACCACCAGCGGACCGGCCAGAAAAGAGGCCCTGTAGAGCCCCTCCCAGGCCCGCCAGGGCCGTATCGCCAGAATGTGTCCCGATCTGGGTCACTTGCGGGTCGCCGCTATCCATATGATGAGGCCCAGCGTGACACTCTGTACGAGCAGTATTAGGAGGTCTCCAGGTTGAAGGGCCAGGGCGGTAATCATGGGAGTATCTCCTTGAGGAGGTTGGCAGTGCCGACCCCGCCGAACACCAAGCTGGCAAGGGCGATATACAACGTGATCTTCCTGTTGGACGCTATCTCCTTGGCCGACCGCGCCGCGTGCGCCTTGGTCTGCGCCTCGCGTGCGCCTTGATTTGTGGCTAAAGTCAGCTGGATGTTGTGGATACCGTCAGCCGTGATCTTGTGCTGCCCCTCGCAGAACTCAATGTGCTGTTCCAGTTGCCTATGAACCTCGCCCAGCGTGATGTCCGTCATAGGAATTAATACCCTTGGTTATACCAGCTCTCGCGGCTGGTATGCTTCCATGTCGTCAGTGTTATCCATCGCATCAAGCGCGGCCTGGGCTGCGACGGGTAGGTCACGCAAAGCAGCCTTCTTGGCAGCTACGGCAGCTTTATCTAACCCGGTTGGGTGTACCCCTTCATCAGCCAGTTGATATTCGAGATCAAGCTCTTTTAGTCCACCATTACGATCACCACGGATTTCCTCCAGCCGTTCTGCGCGGGCCTTTGGTAGCCGCCATGCGTGGGTCTTCAAGTCTTCTGCGCTGATCTCGACCATCAGCGTATCGGCATCCGGTACGATTGCCGCTTTGGTTTCAACGCCGTCCTCACCATATTCAGCGGGGATGGTCGCTGCCTCTACGGCCTCTGCGATGATACCGGAGACTGATCCGGCGTCACCAACTACGGTAACTGTGCCGTCAGCATTAACTATTAACTCATTCATTTTCTAGTTCTCCGAAAAATAGAGCATAAACCCACGCTTGATCTTGAAAGCTACCGGCATGATCAACACAATCAATTTGTATTTGGTTGGAATATTGTTCTCCTGCGGGAAACTGCGTAAAACCTTGAGCCGTGGTATTGCCGTCAGAACCCATTGCAACATATTCAGCGGACTTAAACGGCACGGCGAAATGAATTGTATATCTGCCAGTTGAAACGTCCACAATGCTTTTAACATTGTAACTTGCACGAATTGCAATAGTGCCGGTGCCATTAAAGGAAATCCACGCCTTCGCCTTAGACAGATCAACGCCTTGCGGCAATTCACTAGCCAGACTCCGCACCATTTCATTAACCTGTCTTTGATCAATCGCTGGTGCCGTGACGTAGGCATTGGCAGAGTTCTGTTCAGCTCGTAGGTCGCCCCAGAGCTTACCCTTTTCGGATGCTCCAGCATTCACGGTGGGTTTGCTGTCTACGGCTAGACCATCAAAGATCGTGATGGCGTCTGTCTGGGTGACCAGCACCTTGCCCGTCAGCGGATCAACATCAACATCCAGTACGGCATCGGTGGAGCCGGATTGCAGCAGACATTCTGCGTTGGCCTCGAAAAGTCCACGCTCTGCGATATACATCTGGCGGATTTGCGTGGCGGTTGGGACGGTGGCTGATAGACGGGCCAGTGACAGAGTTGATGAGTCAGCGGGATTTGAAGTGTTATCATTTGGGGCAACACCAATGCCCATCGTTAGTGTGCCAGTAAGTGATCCAGAGTCAGTAGTGCCAGATGCCTCCAGCTTGCCGTCTAGATATAAATGACGTTCAGCTGAAGACACTTGAACAAAATCGGCCTTGTGCCACACACCATCACCAAAATTTCCTACAGTATCTATATATGTTTGGGCGGACGCTCCTCTGACTAACCCTCTAATTTTACTAGTAGAAAGTAATTGTATCTCAATTATTTCTGTCGCCCCTGAAGACCTTACTGAAGTTAATACTTCTGTTGTTGATGGGCCACTTGATTTGAACCACACAGACCAGTAAGCATTGCCCGTTCCCAAAGAGTTCCAATCAGCATCACTGGTCCTAGTCAGGCTGTTTGATGAACTAAAGCCGCTATACCCCATCAACTCCGCACCTGATGCCACAGCCGCTTCCGTCACAGTTCCGTTTTCGGTGAGGGTGTTGGCCTTGTATGATCGATCAACTGTTTTGCTGTTGGCTAACCATGCACCACGGATGTCGCCAACCATGTGACCTGTGTTGTAGGTGCGGTTGATTTTGAATGACGGTATCCCTCTGGCCGTTGCTTCGGTTGCGGAAGCATTACTTATAATCCCCGTGAAACCGTTTCCTCCACCACCAACAACCTTGCCACCAGAAGCCGTAATATACGTCAGATCAAACGCCTCTGGATATCCTGTCTCGCCGTTCATAACGGAGGCGCCGCCGGGGTCATCTGCCGTAATGGCATCAATCGGGGCTAGGATTTTTGCACAGCGTCCATTGCTGTTATCTATGATATAAAACTGGCCATCCATGATTGCCACACCAGCACCCGTGACATCACTACCAGCAATCTGGATGACGGTGCCGTTGTCTTTGATGATGACGCCAACATCTGCGCCAGTACCGTAATACGCCCCGAAAGTGGGCATTGGCCCGCCCGTGCGTGGATCATGGGCCGGTTGTTGTGCAAATCCAGCACATACACCATCGATATCATTATCAGTCAGTGCCGGTGTCGTGCCGGTGGACAAACTTCTGGGCCAGCCAACCGTTCGTTCAGCCCATGCGCCAGAATGTGGGTCGATGATGGCTATGCCGTCTTCACTGCCTACGCAGATATAGCCTTGGCATGCGGCCACAGAAGTTGGCGTTGCAGCGCCGGATAGCGTGACGGTCCCTAAAGGCGTGGTCGATGGTGCGCTGCTGGAGACTTCAGTTAAATCCCAAATATTGACTTGAGTATCAGAACCAGTGTCTTCAATAGTCGCTAGCATCAAGCTGCTGTATAGCGATGCGACTGACCATTTGCCATTCCACGATTGACCATCAACAGAGGGACCGAAAATGGCTTGATCAACGAAGTTTGCGTTGGCTTCGAGGACGCCAGCGTAGGCATCCATGTTGGGGACAGAGGCGGCGCTGGCAGCGGCTGATACGGCACTAGCAGCAGCAGATATTTGATCTGCATCAGTCAATACCAAATCAGCCGCAGTTGCTACAGCATCAGCCGTGGTCAAGACCACATCAGCATTAGTGGTGACCACGTCCGCAGCAGTCGCGATCACATCTAGGGCAGTCTGTACTGCATCAGCGGCGGTTGCTGTAGCATCGGCGTCAGCACTGATTTGATCGAGATTGGTCAGCACCAGGTCAGCGGCAGTAGAGACGACATCCGCAGCCGTGCTGACGACGTCGGCGTTGGTGAGTACAACATCGGCATTGGTGAGCACCAAATCGGCCGCAGTGAGCACTGCATCAGCAGCAGCGGCAGCAGCCGAAACAGCAGCAGCAGCGGCAGAGGTCACTGCACCAGAGATCTCCGAAGCGGTCGGCCCCTCAATCAGAGCGGTGCCAGTGGCATTCCAGATGAAAGACTTATCAGCAGCAGCCACGGGCAATATGGGAGAGACGCTCGAAGCATTGTCCGACAGAGCCAACGTCAGGGAGCGATCCAACTCACGCTGAAACTCATTCGCGATCAGGGTCAGCTTGTCACCAATCGCTTCCTGAACCTCGGCATTGTAGGCGCCATTCTGGAGCAGGTTGGTGAGCTGTGTCTTGGCGGTCTCACCCAGCATGAGGATGCTCTCACTGCCGGACGGCGTCCCAGCTACGGCATAAGCAGCCGTCAGCGTGACGTTGCCGCCACCGGCTACACTAACGCCCGACACGGTGTAATCCGTGGTCAGCGTCAGGAGCGTTGCCGCCCCGGCGCTGTCTACGTGATAAACCTGAATGTCAGTGTTCGCCAAGATCAGGAAGTCGTAAGCGAAAACCAGGATGGCTCCATCGCCCGAGACATTCGCCCTGCGGTCATTTGTGGATGTTACGGTCATGGTCTCAGGTTTCCTTCTTCATGAGCGGCGAACTGATCAAAAGATTGCCGAACGCTCGATGCGTTGTAGAGCTTAAGAGGGAACCAATTGTTCCCAGGGATGAAGCGATATGCTGACTTAGCAGTTCGCCAATCCGTGCTGCCCGTGACGACGTCGGACGCGATCTCGCCGGCTCGCATGACACTACCAGCCGTGGGCCCAAGAACACTCCCAACTTTCCAGCGGTCAGAGGAGCCCCAGGGATCCGCCATGCCCAATAGCGGTCGCATTCCGATGTTGTTATCTGAAAGGGCCTCAAGAGCAGTGTTGACGTTTCCTGCCCATCCCCATGCTCCACTCTGATCAAATCCCTCGAAGAGGAATTCATCAACTCCGTCTGGCGGTCTGCGACCATTTCCAATGTCCTTCAGCGTTACGACCATCCCGCCCATCATGATCATTCCCATGAGACCGTGCAGGGTCGCGGCATCCTTTGCCTGCAATCCCGATACCGCTACGCGGGTTGCGCTGCCGAAGACAAAGCTTTTGTACTGGAAGAAAACCTTCCCGAGCTCAGGATACATGGCTTTGATATTTTCACCAGCTTTACTATCTGGTCCGAGCTTGTCGTCGACGAGCTTGCTGAAGCCCTCAGTGCCAGGTGTCCGACGAGCAAAGAGTGGTAAGTCGCCCGCGCCGGGGGTCACAATCTGAGCGTCCACCTCTTGTACCATGGCCGCACGCCAGACCCTTTGAGCAGCCAAGCCTTCTGGTGTCTCGCCCCATAGATGAGAATTAACCAGGTGCACGCCCTGGACGACCTCACCATGCTCCTTGATCTGAGCGAGCAGGGCCTCAACGTTGGTCATGTCTATTCCCACGGAAGCAAGCTGGGTGACCTTGTTCCGCCCCAACGTCCCTCGACCCAGCTTCTTCATATCGGCCGCCATGCGATGGCCGGTCGCCGCACCCGCGGCCTGCTTGATTGCCGCATTCCACGGCGAGAGCATGTTGCCAATGAACCAGGCGTTCGACAAATAGCCGACCTTCTTCTCCAATCCAGTGAACCGATTAGGTAAATCCCCAGTATGGGCCAGGGCCAAGGCTCTGGTCTGGAGGATCATATCCAACGCGGTCCCAGCCAGCTTGGATTCTCTGGCCAGGATCTTGAACTTCTGGAAGTCCGTCACAGCCAACCTCGCCACAGGCAAGGTCGCCATGCCATTCCGCATCACGATCCTGAATGTGTCAGGCAGCGAGGAGAGCGTGACACCACCCAGCATGGTCAGGTTGTTGAACTCCAGGGCCAGCCGTGCACCAACGGAAGTCGGCGCGTAAGGGAAATCAGGGATATTGTAGACACCGCGCAGGATATCCCGCATGGCAACGATGTCCCGAATGTCAGCCTCGCGCCGCTTGTTCAAATCGATCCTTGCCTGACCAGGAGGAGCGCCGGCGATCTGCTCAAGGTATTGCTGATCGATAGCCTTGAGGTAATCCTTCATGTCCACGGTCTTGAATTTCTTCGCAAGCTCGATATCTACAGCCACGATCTGCACCCACTGGCGCATGACGGTATCGATGTCATTCTCCAGAAAATCTTCAATGAGATCGTCCGGCATGAAGACCGTTCTTTCCTTGAAGGCGCCCTTCGGGCCAGCGCCGGATTGATGCCGCTCAAGAGTTTCCAGGCCATTGTTCAGACCGGAGATCTGATCCACTTGGGCCTTGATCGTAAACCTATGCTTCCTGTCACCGATCATTGCGCGAAGATCTGGCGGCAACACATTCTTGTTCTCGTGCTGCCACGTAACAATGCGGTCAACCAGCTCGTCAGCCTTTTCGCGGACGATGTCCTGTTGCCACATCCTGGGAAGATGAGACTGCGACGGGAAGGCGTCGAGATCCTCACCAACCAGACCCACGGCTTTGGCCTCTTCCATCATCTGATCGCGGGTCTCTCTGACCTTCGCCGCGACAGCGGAGACTTCAGGGATATCACTCACATCGCCACGACGAGAGGCACTGCTCACAGCTTCTCTGAAGTCACGCAAGGACATGGGCTTTTTAGGATCCGGGCCCTTGCCCGAGATGATATCGGCCGTGGAGCGGATAGCCTGACCAGCCAGGATCCTGGCGTCAGTCTCCGTCTTGCGCCCCGTAAATTTCCGATGGTATGCGGTATAGCCGTTCGTCACTTCCTTGAGACTGTCCACTAGAGCGGCCCGCCATAGCTTGGCCAGGGCCTCCACAGGGGCTTCAGTCCGGACACCGTTCCAGTTCTTCTTGAGCCAGAATGGCGTCTCCAGGAGCATGGCAGTGACCTCACGGACGACCCTGGACGGCGATGCCAGGAGCCTGAGAACAGGAGCGGTCGGCGAAATCAGATCCTCGACCCCCGTGCCCGTCGGGTGAATACGGGAACCATCGGAGGAGGCAGCACCCCCTTTGGCTCCCGCACCCACACGAGGAGGAACCCCGTCTCCACCCTCGCTGGCGACCCTAGAACCACTTCCAGTTCTGTCATTGAAATCTGTTTCAGCTTGCCTTCGCCCAGCCATATCATCGAATGAACGGCGGATATCGTTTTTGACTTTCTTTGCATCAGAGTTGGGGTCGTGCATCCTGTTGGCGGTCTTGGATACAGCAACACGCTCTTCACCTGATCTGGCAACCCTGTCCGGACCAATGCTCTCCATCAGATTGCTCATGAAATTGTCGATCATATCGTCATAAGTCTCAGGCTTATTGACCCTCGAAAGCTTCTGAGCAAAAACGGAAACCGTCTCCGCTACTCGCTTGACCAGACGCATGATCTGACCTTCATCACCTTTGATGAAACTTTCCTGGAAATGGCTTCGTCGTGCTGTGCCATCTATATTGCGTTGGATATATTCGCTGAAAGCGTTGGCAAACCACTCATGGAAGTCTTCGCTTTCTCTATAATTAAATTCGGATAGATCTTTAGGCTCTTCACCAGCAAATTCATTTCTAGCTCGCTTGAACGCTTGCCATGCCTGGAGAAGCTCCTCTTCATTCATAAAGGTCATCAACACACGGTGACCTACTTCGTGGCTGAAAACCTGGGAGACGTCCGCTGACGATTTTAGGTTTCGGCTGTCCAGCCCAGTGGCGTGATCCTTCCTTGTGAAGACGGTAACTATATCTGTGAAATATTCGTAGAACCCTGCGAACGATGCGTCAGGGCCCATGCGATTTACCTTAAGGTGCATGCCTTCAACAATGTGCTCAGGCAGAGCCATCATGACCTTTTTCCACAATGACTTGGCCGTGGGCGAGATGGCATCATCGGGGATATCGTCGATCATATTCATGATATCAAGCCGGGACTGCCCTGAAGCGTCAGCCGTGATCTTCGTGTCTATAAATTGTTCAGGGCCTTGTGGGCCTGAAGGAGGGTCAATCCGCTCCCAGGGGTATTTTGCATCCGGACGATTTGCATCGATAAACTCCTGAGCCCCAACGCCGCCGCCTGGACCTTCGCCATCCTTACGGATCTGTTCAAGTTTTTCCGTGATGAATTTCCTGCCAGCGGGAGTGATGTCTTCGTCTCTGGATACCATGGAGATCAGATGATCTAGCACCTCAAGACCTCTGGGCGTGAAGCCGCCCTCGACGTCAAGATGGGTGTCCATAATCCTGCTCAATCCTCCAATTGCGGCATGAACAGTAGGCACATCTCTTACAGACATGACGTCCGTAAGAGGACCAAGCATTTCCGTGACGTCGCCGAATGGATCGCCGCCAGGACCGTGCTCATCAAAAACATCTTTCAAACGAGAGACGGCATCAGGGTCAGACCCCCGACCACGCAATTGTTCGATGGCGTCATAAATTGGAGCCATAGCTCCGGTTCGACTGATACCGCTATTATCAAGCAAATCATCGACCAAATTATTGAACTCAGCCGCCCCGACATTATCAAGAACACCGCCTGTTCCATGAGTGCGAGACGTCACCCCAGCGGCGTCGAAGAAGTCTAAAACTATGTCGGCTTCCCAAACCATAGTATTGGCTTCCGAGCGCCCGCCACGAACCATCTCATCATCTATGCTGGCAGAAATCTCCAGTTCAGTAGGCCGGGATACTCCGCGCATTGCGCGATAAGCTTCTTCATATTCGAACTGCACCTGATCAAGCATTTGCTTGGTAAGGTCGCCATGCTGAACAGCTTCAACAAAAGCATCCCGGTCACCAGAGGCCCGTGCCATACGAGCTTCATTCATATGGCCTCGCATCGCCTGCAATAATTCGCGCTCCCTTTTATCGAGAGCCCTCAGTGTATCGCCAATCTCAAAAGCTTCGTCAGCCAGGATCTCCTGATCGCTGCGGCTCAAGCCTTCAGCCTCACGGCGCTCCATTGTTTCATGAGCCCTGACGAATGAAGGATCGTCAAAGGCGCTGTTCGGATCAGGAGGAGGAGGTAGGCGTTTCTGTGGTGGCGGCAGCAATAGCGGCGCTCTCGTTCCACCGTCGCCAACAACCCCGCGAAACAGGGTTCTGCTTCCAACCTGAATGACGCCGGCGAGGCCGCCACCTATGACGGCACCGCCGAGCACGTTGGCAACGCTCTCGCCAGCGGTGCGGGTCAGCCTGTCGTTCTGAAGGAAAGCCTCCTGTCCGGCAACTGCGCCGGCGTTCAGTAGAGCATGGCGACCCATCAGCGCCGCCAGCGATGCCGTGCGAGGGATGGCAAAGGGCATTAGGAGCACATTGATTGGGTCGATAAGAGAGACCGCCCCGCCCAGCAACAAGCTCTTCCCAAAGCTGGTGTTGCCCAGGATGTCCATATCATGGCTTTCCTGCCGGATCCTTTTGACCATGTGATCGTATTCGCTGGCGTTCCTCGCCTTGCCAAGGATGTCGATATAGTCCTCGAGAGGTGAGCCAATGGTTAGGGCTACGGGATCGAAGTCCTTATTTGGCTCATAGACGCGATCAGGCTGATTGCCGAACGTGGTCCCAATATTGAACTCACGATTGAAGACGTCGATCAGACGGCCAGGATCATTATAATATTCCGGGCCAAGAGCGCGCTGCTCAGGATCGCCAACTCGGAAATGAGATCTAACTTGGGGCATTAGTTCACCGCTCCAATGGTCTCGGAGAAGGTCTTCGGACTACCCTGCTTCTTCTTGGTTTTCTGGATCACCTCTTGCGTCTCGGCCCAGCGTTTGTACTCAGGAGAATTCTCCTTGTCGAAAGAGAAGGTTCCCGACTGGGTATTGCCAGCGCCATCAACAGTGTCGAAGATGTTGATCCACCGTCCGCTGTCGAGCTGGATGTGAACGTAATAGGTATTAGGCGTGGTGCGCTTATTGCCGTCCTTGTCCAGACCCTCGAGCTCGGCATACCGACCCTTGGCGTAGGACACGCGAACGCGCCCCTCATCAACAAGGGCCTGATACACGGCGTGCTTCTCTTGCTCTCCCCTGGTGTCGGAAAATAGTTTGGAGACGCCAAGGGCGCCACCCTGGCCAAGCGTTGCCTCAGCCAACCTTTCCAGACCCAGCGAAATAAAACCTTGCTTCCGCGCCACGATGGACGCCTGAAGGCTATCGAAGACAGACCGGACCAGATCGTTCTTGGCCCATTCGGCCCCCTTGCCGCCCTGGGCTCCATAGATCTTGGAGAACGGCTTGTGGGCCAGCTTGTTCTGACCATCGATCTCCGTGAAGCCATAGTTGGCCTTCACCTTCACGTAGGCTTTCTCCAGAGCGTATTGAGTGTCGAGCTCTTCAGATCCGGATCTAGGGACGAAGTTCGCGGCCATGACGAAAGCCGAAAGCATCTCAGCGCCCACCTCTGCATTCCGACCAAAGAGCCTCGAGCCAGCACTCTCGTCCGTGCCAGGGATCATGTTCTTGAGCATACGACCAAACAGGCCGTCGCCGCCCTTGGATAACAGGAAGGCGTTGGCTGTTTCGGGAGAAATATCCCTTGGAGCAAAGGCAGGCTGGCCGGCCGCGGCGTTCACGTTGAAGATCTGAGCAATGGCGTTCTCACGATCCGGACCCTCGAGCAACCTCGTGGCCTCGTATGCAGCCGACATGCTTTGCAATTCTTCGTTCCGCTCCATCTCCTTTGGGCCGGGAGGATGTGCGGTAACGATTACATTTGCTATGCGAGAGGCTTCAACACGATCAGCAGGAGAACCGCGCATCAGGTTTGTCAGATAGTCAGTGACCTGAGTAGGGATATGCCCGCCAGCCCGCTTCCTCCACGCCACCAAGGCAGCAGCGCCAGCGCCATTAAAGTCTTGCATCCAGGCAGTCGGAGCCGGGACAGGACGGCCATCTTTACCAGGCCGCTCGTAAGCTCTGCTTTCCGCAAGGGCCTGGAGATCCTCATCGGATACAGCCAGCTCATTCGTCAATGCTTCATCAACGATTGCAGAGACCATTTCGATACCGGCCATCTTTTTCAATTGGCCGATCTTCGGACCTTCAAGGCCGGCATAATGAGACACTCTGTCGTCAAACTTGCTCATGATGCCTTTAATCTGGGTCGCGTTCAGACCTCGAGTTTGTAGCTGCTCCTGGACCTCCTTGGCCCACATGGCAACGACCTCAGTCTTCCTTTTCGTTAAGACCGCTGTGATCTGGCCCTTGTTCGGAACACTGATCCCGCGCTTTTCCAACGTGGAAATGTACTGGGTGACAGCTTCCTGCATATCGTCAATGTCCGCTGGCGTGTCTGCCTCTTGGGCGATCTCCTGGACGGTCCCTTCGAACTCAGAGATATCGGCAATTTCATCCGAGACCAAGCTCATCAAACGGCTATATCGAGAGCGATTTCCACCAATCCCAAATTTCTGATTTGTCTCGTGAATAACCTCGATCTCATGAACGATAACATCCAGATCCGGCAGACTGTCAGCAGCGCCGATCCTCTCCCCCAACGAATGGTACAATTCAGCAGCTTTGATCTCCCGCCGCAACGCCTGATATTGCATCGCCACGCCAGGCCGGTCCTTTGGCTTTGTCGCAGCAAGCCCTTTACCCTCATGCAAACTGAGAAGATCGTGGATCTCCATCGTGTCAGGCATCCTACCGCTTTCGATGGCGTCTACGGACGACGAAACGATAGTCCGAGCGGCAATCATCTCACTCGAGGCGGAGCCGGACCTTTGAGCCTCAAATGTGTTCAGCATCGATCGGGCTTTGTTGATCAGAGATTGCCTCTTGGCAGGATCAATAATGTACTGGAACTGATTTATGCCAGCCGCATGAGTGACGATATCAGTCGCGCCACGGATGGATTGCATCTGAGACAAGATGTCCTTCTCCTCAAGGGTCCGCTGAAGCCCATCTATGGCAGACTGCTTTTCCAATGAAGTGATCCTTGGCAGACCATTGATGTAGGCGATGCTCTCCGCGACAGCTTCAGCCCGGCCCTGCGTTCCTCGAGAATAGACCATGGCGCCCTGGGCAGCTTTGCCAAGATATTGGGATAAGCTCTCCTTGTCAGCACGGCCCTCAATAGCAAGACCCGCCGTCTGGATATCGACAGCGCCCAGCTTAGCCAGCGCCGTCAGGCTGGCATGAAGCTCTGGCTCTTTTTCTGGATCAGCGATCTCATCAACATCTGCCAGGAGCTTCTCTTGAGATAGAGTGCGATAATTACCCGCCTGATCAGCATGGTTTCTCAGTAAATCATTCCTGGTCTCACCAATCTTGATCCTGAGCTCCTGGGTTGCCAGTGCGTTGCGCTTGTTCTTCGCCTCTCTCTGACGAGCCTCAGCGAATTTAGAGATCATTCCCCCAACGCCTTGCATGGCACTGCCCTTTGCGCCGGCAACGCTCATGTCCGTGATCTCAGGAGACCGACTAGCAACAAAGTTCTGGTTCAAGCCAGGGCCTCTTTTTGTGGCCTGTTGGGTGCGATTTACGTCGACACGAAAAGACATGATTTATCCCTAACTTTTTGCGAAGACCGAGGCGATGTCCAGCACGCCAGCGCCGGCATTGAATAGGCCAGCCGTGAAGGCACTATCCCCTGCCGCCGTCGCTCGGGCCGCATCGGCACCGAAGTTGGCGCCCTCAGCCGCAGCCTGGAGACGGATCAGTTCGATCCGGCGCTCTTCACGATCAACATCAACTTCCGTGTTGTACGACAAGATGATTAAATCGCGTTCAATCTGAAGCAAGGCCGCTTCGGTCGAAAATGTGTTCTGGGCATCCTGTTGCTCCAAAACCTCAATGGCGTGTCTCGTCGAAAGATCCACCTCGTTGTAATCAATACCAGCATCAATGCTCAGGCTGGTCAGCACCTCCTGGACAGAGCCGGTATTCGATGTGATGCCAGCAGCACCACCGCGAGCCCTGGCCGTTGCGACCTGCTTCTGAAGATCTCGCGTAATCTTTACGCGCTTCTGCCCGCCGACCTCGATAGCCTGCTCGCCGCGAAGCCTGAGCTCACGACGGTTGAACTCAGACTTAATTCGGATTTCGTTGCCAGTATTCAAAAGCTCCTGCCTGTTGAAGACCTCAGCCTGCCGGATCGTCTGAATATTGACCTCCGTCTGCTCAACATTCTTTTCGGCAACCTTCACAACCTCATCGGCATTGATCCTCGCTTGCGATGCCGAAGCATCGGCAGCAGCTTCTTGATCGGAGCCTTTAGTCAGAGCGCCAGCTATTGATAGACCAGCACCAATGATCTGGAGACCGCCTAGAATTCCAATTCCCATTATCCAACTCCAGTGGTTTGATCGAAGACGACACCAGCAAGGGTGAAGTCGAATGGTTCGTCATCTTCTATTTTGACAATGATGTCTCGCGCCGGATCGTGATCTAGGGTGACCTGGGCAAACTGCGTCACCGGGGAAGGAGCCGCATCATAGTTCGCGATCACGCGCAGCGGATAGGTGGTCCCATCCACCTTCAGCGAGAGACTGTTGATTAAGTAAAATGCAGCAGATGGATAACGCCGGACAGCGCCAGAAGCAGCTCCAAGATCATGACCGAATTCAGGATTAAGGAGCCAAATCTTATGCTCAAACGCAAGGCCGACTTCCAACGCCGCCCAGCTATCATCCGTACCAAGGTCGATCTCGCCGCTGCCATCCACGACGGCATTGGGGAGCCTCTTACCATCTCCAACAACATAGACTGTCTCCCCAACCAGATGGGTCAAACCACCGAACGTCCCGTTGGTGGCGGTCCCAGCGTAGCTGATAGAGCAATCAGTGTTCAAGCCAGCCATGTAGAATTCAACAGATCGGAAGGTTGCTCCATTGATTGTTCTGGAGACCGACACCCAAACCTGATCTCGTTTTCCATCATCGGCACTGTTGACCGGAATGGAGCACATGCTCTCGTAAACAGGGGTGGTCCCACCGGCAACAAACCTGGAGAACGCCGCCAGGTTCTCTGACGGTAGGTATGCCAGAGCAACAAGCTCACCATCCGCTCGAACGAAGTATGCCGTCTCTTCAGGGCTCTCCTGATAATCAGATTGAGTGAAGCCGCCAGCAGTCAGATGCTCGGCTACCAAAGAGACCGGAGGAGCATTGTAGACGTTCTCAGCCAGGTCATATTTGACCTTGGTGATTTGCTTGTCGTCCTTGTGGAGGAACAGGATATCGTTCTCCACGGAGATCGGCTGCACGGCACTGACGCCAGCACCAATGATCCGACGAGCATTGCGATCTCCCGGCGTGAGCACGGATCCGTTGGCGAAGATACGCCAGACACCGCCAGACGTTCCGACGAACATCTGATCAGAGCCCTCCTGGAGGAACTTGATGTCAGACCGGAACCTGGAGGTCAGGGTGATCTCAATAGCCTCGTCATCGAGCCCTGTGCCTGGGTCCATATCCACATAGTCATCAGTCTTGCTCAACCACAATGTCGTGGGCCTATTCACCGTCCCAGCGAGCACCAGACGGTTCTCGAAGAAAGTGATGGCAGCAGGAAAGCCCGATGTCGTAGAGAACGCTCCCAAGCGGTACTTGGTCAGGGCGGTGCCGCCTAACGTGCCGGTGATGGTGACCGTGACGACGGTCGTGGAGGTGTAGGCTGTGATCTCGCAGTTGAACCAATCCGTTCCGTCGAAGACGCGGAGCCAGCGGTTCATGACGCCCGTGCCGCCTGAGCCAGACGTATCCGTCGCCGCGAAGATGGCCGACGCAGCCGTCATGGTCGTGGAGCCTGTTGTTGCGCCAGCAGTGATCGCCAGCGTGGCTTGAGGCTCATAGGGCCCATTGATTATGCCGTAATCAGCAAAGGTGAAGGCCGTCGCTGAGGTCCGTGTCAGCACCTTGAGAGGATGCGTCTGCACGGCCATGAGCATTTCGTCGTTCTTCTGAGCATAGTGAACATTGAACAGATCGGCCGCAGCGTAGGTGGTGACGTCTTCAACAGGAGATCCGCCGCTCTCCAGGTTGGCCTGAGTGACATAGTACCTTATGTACAGCGGGCCCATCTCCAGGGCATAGGAAGCCGTCTCGCTATAGATGAACGGGAGCATCCGGACCTTGTTGGTGCTGCTCTTCACCTCCTTCACGAACCTGGTGCCCTCGCGGCGGGTAACGGGCCCCTGCGGCAAGCAGCAAACATTCTCAGCCTTGCGTAGCGATTTCCGATAGTTCTCGGTATCGACGCGAAGGAGCATCCGCGGGGAGATCTCTCCTCCGTCGAACGCCGTCTGTATCGGGCGGGAGCGAGGCATTAGAGGCGAACCTCCTCGAGCCAGTCGCTTTCAACGACAGGAGGGGCTCCTTCAAGCCCATCGGTGTTGGCGCCCATCGACAACATTTCCTTGAAGCGATCCCAGGCATCATTTTCCTTCTGGCGACTGCCGGTGATCTTGAAGGCTGTTGCCCAGGCCAGATATGCCGCCATAGCTTCAACCAGCATGGGATCATATTCAGCGGTGTCGTCGATCCGCTTTATGTACCGGATCTTGATGCTGCTGTCGTTGATGAGAAGGCGCCGGCCTTCAATGATCCAATCTTGAGCGTCATATTCATGAACCTCGATCACCCGCAGACAATAAGGGTCCGTCGGCAGGATGAAGGAATTGCTGTAGTCGAAGACCTCCGTGTAATCAGCATCAGAGGTGATTGCCGCACGATGCGTGGCTGAATTCCAGTTGCGAGATCTCAGGACGGTGTCTTTGACCATATCAAGCCTGGCGGCCATGGTCGTGGCGGGGACGCCGGTGTCCGTCGCAACATCTTCAATGATCGACGCGCCAAGGATGAGCAGGGCTGCATTTACGAGATCGGTATCAGTCGCCATTGTCGTTCTCTCCAAACATAAAGGGGGCACCCACGCTCATGAGTGCCCCCTAAAGTTATGTTAGCTCGTCCAGTTGGACGGGCGATTAATCCACGACGTAGACCAATTCCAGAGAGATCGTGCCACCGACACTTTGCGCTCCGGTCACGGTTGTTACGCGAAGATCAAACATCCCGCCAGGATCGCTGGAGAAGCCAAGCAGTTCCCAAATGGTCTTGCCATAGTTGGCAATACCGATGGGTCCAAGAGCGGCGGAACCGGCAGAAGTCGGATCCATCGTGGTCTGCAGAATGTTGTCGTCATCATTGGTGCTGTCATCAACACCAAAGAGGCCGACCTTCAACGTGGACGTCGTGGTGCCCAGGTCATCAAAATGCAGCTTGGAAAGGCTTGTGATGATCCGTGCATTCGCCGGCAAGCGGGCCAGGTCATAAGTGGAGCCAGCGGAAGCCGCCGCCGTCACTTCCACGGTATCATTCGCAAACCTAAGACGCCCACCAAGCAAGCCCACGGGGGCCATTTTCTTGGGCGTACTGTTGGCGATCAGCGTCATCACCTTCGAGCCGAACAGGGTTTCAGTAGCCATTGTCTATTCTCCCTTTTCCGACCTATTCGACGCAAGCAATCTCGACGACCTTTTCGTCTTCGATGCGTGTCGCACCGACGGCCTGCTCGAGATAAACTTGAGTGGAATACGATTTGTCAGCACGCTCGCTGACACGAACCATGATCTCCTCGCCCATGGCCAGGCCCATCCCGCTCTCGCACCACAAGGGGCAAGCATAGGTGGTTCCGGTCAGGAGGGTGAGGCGCTGCGTCAGGATGAAGGTGATCCCCATCCAAGATTTGACGTTGCCTTCGACCAACGCTTTCACAGTGTTGTAATCCGCCGACGCCACTTCCGTGGTGTTCAACAGATCCGTCAACTCTGCGGCGCGAATGGCCATATACATCCGGTTCATGGGATCGTCCAGGTCAACATTGTTGCCCCGTAGGATCTCAAGCGCCGAAAGCAATTTGGCTTTGGTCAAACCCGCAGTCGCGGCAGCGACCTTTTGTCCGGACGGCAATGCCACGGTCGAAGCCGCGTCATCCTCATCCATCGAATAGGCGTTGCCGGTCAGGGCGGTGATGATTTCATCATCCTGAGCGCGGCCCAGAGCGTATGCGGCGTTGATGGCATAAGATCCCTCGGGATCCGCCAGCATCCGAATGCGGTCGGGGTTGTCGATCAAATCCGCCCAGTTGTAATCGTTCATCGTGATCCGACGACGACTGTGCGGGGTGTTGACCTGCGGGGTATCCTGATGGCGCGAAGTCCGCAGTTGGGCGGTCGTCGAACCGATCCGCTCATAATACCCGGCCTTGCCCTGGAGGAAGTCAGGGTCGGTCCGAACACCTTGGCGCAGCTTGGAACCTCGCTGTTGCGAGAGGATGATGAAGTTGTCCTTGAACTGTTGGACATGACTAACAGGGATTTCTAGGGACATCTCGTGCTCCCAATGAAGGTTTCAGTTAAGAAGTTTCATCGGTTTGAGCTACCCGAAAACATCGGACCCTGCCTTGCCGGTTGTGCCGGCCAGTCATCCGTCTTACCGGATGTAGCGGACCCGCGCTGGAGCTACCCGCTAACCGGACCCTTTCGAGCTACCCGGTGACCGCACTGTGGCGATGCTGCGATGCAATGTCAAATAATAAAAAAGCGCCCTGGCTTTCGGGGTCCAGGACGCTCTTTTGTTTCCCCCAGGCCAGGGAGAGTATGTCTCCAGTTGTCTTACGCTATATCTGGTGATCCGGTCAAGACGTAGTTGGCGTACTTTGTTGCAAGTGCGAAGGGATCTTCGATGCCAACCTTGCTGCTGTTCGCAGTTGCAAACTCGAGACAACGGAGCCTGATGTACTCCTCATCACCCATTGGAGGCACGGCCATCGGCTGGATGATCTTGCTGGAGCGTGGGTTCGTCAGCTTGTCCAGCTTGTTCGGATCCACTGCCGCAGCCTGCTTGGCCTGGCGGGTCTGCTTCTGAGCTGCCCGGCCTTTCTCACCTTTAGACGCCATTAGGCATTGCCCTTTTCATTGGCAACATTTTGAAGATTGATCATCTTCGTGGTCAAGGCGCTCATGTCATCAACAGCCTGACGATGACCCGGATCTGACTTATTCCGGTAGGCGTGCTCACTGTCGTTCATGATCGTGGCCCGCTCCTTCATGATGGTAGCAAGCGCGTCATCATCACTGCCGCCGCCGCCGCCACCGCCGCCATTGTCGCCGCGATCGTTCGCATTGGTATCCTCGGACATTTTCTTTCCAAGATCCGCGAAAGCGTTTGCAAAACCTGCATCTGTCGTAGCCAATTCAAGCATCCTTTCTGCCAAGTCACCGGGGAAGTGACGGTTGATAGCCGCATCGATCTGAGCGGCTTTGTTGTTGAACTCCTTGCCCCATTCTTTCACTAAGGCTTCGCCCGTCGCGGCCTTGGCCGCAGCAGTTTCAGCTTCATCGTTTTCATTTTCGGCCACTATGTTTTCAACATAGAAATCAAACATATTCTGCGCATGATCAGCAGACAGGCCTTTTGAATGGGCGAAGGCTGGGAATTTTTCCGCAAACGATGCCGGCACCTTGAACCACTCCGGCGTATTCTCTGGTGGTTCAAATTTATAATCAGTCGCGGCGTTAGGGCGACCCAGTTTGCCGTAGAAATTGGCCTTATCAATATCGGAAGCATCTTCGCCAGGAACAAAAATTGCTCCCTTCAGCTTATCGCCATGCTCACCAATTGTCTTCTGGCCGCTGATGTAACTCTTGGCTAAACCAGACCAATCCTTGATGTCTACCAATGAAGGATGCTCTCGCAAATCCTCATCGATCATTGCTAGTTGTTCGGTGTCCACTGCCTATTCCTTTCCCATTATATATTCGATTGCAATGTTAGGCCATTCGGCCCTTCTTCCTCTTCATCCCTTTGATCATTCTTTTTATGACCTCACGAACCTTCAAATCAGTTTCATGACGCTTCTCACTAATCTTGTTGCGTAGCGCTCGCTTCATGAATTTAGGCACTACTCTTCCTCGTCAGTTTGCGGGGTGACAAGAATTCGCTCCATTGGCGCACCCACTCGACGACCAATGTGCTCCACGATAAGATCTCTGGCGCCGACCGCATGAGCCATGCCCAGAGCATCCATTCCTGGTTTATAGAGAGACTTCCCATCCAGGAAACTCATCTCAAGATCTTCCAAGACTACGCGCCCATCGGAGGACGAAAAGACGCGCTTGTAACAAGACTTGATCTGCGCCACTGTCAACTGATTGCGTTTGATGATCTTGGGTTTTGCTGCCGGTCTTTTAGCCATTAAGCTGCCGCCTGTGTCCTTGCAGCCGCGCCGGCTGTCGCGATGTCAGCCGCGATGCCAGCGCCGGCCTGGGCCTCGGTAATGCCATCTTCCTTCTTCCTTTGCTCGGCTCTCCGATCACGAATTTCAATGACTTTATCGACAGTTCTAAGGAATTGCTCCGGCTGCTCGGAGTGGTGATGGAGCCACCTCTGGACTTCATCCATATCGACCGTGTCGAGACTTTCCGGGTCGATCTGAGCCGCCGCTGCAACTCCTTCAAGCCAACGTAGCGTACCCGAAATCTCCTGCTGCTTCTGCGCGCGAGATAACGGACCGACATACGATATCGAAAGATTTCCAGTTTCGAGGGCCTGCACCAACTGAGCCGGCATCTCGGGAAGTTTGCCCGCACGGTAGAGGATATTAAAGCCTCGTCCAATGACGGGGTTTTGAAGCTCATATTCCAACCTTCCCAGAATGGGCCCAAGGATCCGCTGCATTAGATCGAACCGGACCTGGACTTCCGTCGCCGTCATCGTGGCATTGGTGGGAAGCTCCAACTGATCCGCAAAGAATGCGTGACGGATGGCTTCCCGGTATTCGTCCAGCTTGATCCGATTAACATCGAACCTCGCCTTACTTTCAAAAGCCTTGAGCGAGCGTTCGATATCACGAACGACATTAGCCTTGCCCGGACGCATGTCGATCTTGCCACCGGCAACACCGTCCTCCTCCACCAACAGGGGAGGATCAATGGCTTTTGCCCAAGCGTTCAGCTCGAGGCGGGTAGCCTCATTTAAGACTTTGATGTCAGGGAGAGCATTATCGCCAGGGCCTCTGCCCCATGTCTCACCCGCGACCTGCGACCAGCGCGGCACCGCACACGGGAACTCGTGATAGCCGCTCTTGGCCGCTGTGATCTTGTTCTCCGGATCGATGTGAACCGAGACGTATTTCATCCCCTCTGGGGCGCTCACGCCCTCAAAGTCGCCATCGGGAGCAATGACCTGGATATAGGGATGCCGCTTCGCTGGGGCCTTAATCGCATCGGTGCGAATTTTCGGTGCTACATTTTCAGCACCATATTTTTGTATCGCTTGCCGTGCGGTATAATGCCTCGTCAGGAAGACCGTATCGACCAGGCCATTCGCGCTCTCTTCGATCACATAGTCCTGGATGCTGAAGGTCGTGAAGACCAAATTTTGCATGGCGGGACCAACGCCATCAGGCTCCTGTAGAATACAGGAAGTGCCAAGGCCGCTGACATCCAAGTAGCATTCGTGAACCTGGGTGTGGAAGTTGCCCACATTGAAGGCTTTCCACAGGATCTCGGCACTCTCATCAAAGAACTGTCGGACTTCCTTGATCTTATCAAGCTTTGCATCGCCAGTCGTGAACCCAAACCAACGGACAGCCGAGCTCGACATGGTGCCGTGCAAGGCTGCCGTTAAGACGGCGTGAGCATGTTGGCCGGCTGAAGAATACCGTTTTTGATTGCGCTTCCCACCTTTAGTCCGCTCACCCTGAATTGCATTTTTGCGTGGGATCAGGTTGTCGGCAATCTCCTGCCATCCCTGCTTCCACACGCCACGATCACTGTCCAGCGCATCCCCCCGTTTTTTAATATCTGTTGCCAGAGTATCAGACCTGGGAGACGTCGCTGAGATAGTAGGTTTCTTAGCCATTAGGCAGCTCCAATTCGTTTAGATGTTGGGAAGAGCCTGGAAATGAACAGGGACGCATTCCCAATTGCATTATCCGTGACATGGATAGTGCTCTCATGGCCCTTTTTAGGATCTGCCTGAAGGATCTCTTGTAATGCCGCAGCGCCCTTTTGTCGGGCTTCTTGTTCACGGACTATTTGACTTTGTTTCAGCGCTTGTGGGGTAGTTGGGGCTATCACGCTGAGCGATGTCGAGAGCGGCGCTGTGAAGAGCGGTTGGATCACAGGCAGCGTCGGCGGAACGAGCGTGGTCCGAGCCGCACGCGCTCTTGCGTTGGGCCTGGTAGAGGCCGGTACGTCCGGCGCCTTGGCTAAGGGTGGTTCGCCGCTGGGGCCAAGGAGTTCAGTATTGAGCTCGTTCTCTCCAGGGCCACCAATATCGTTGATGTCCGGATTGTCTGCGGTTGGATCTGTCTGGCCTGTATTCGTCCCGTGTGCTCCGAGCCCAACGGCGTCCGAGAAGGCGGCGAGCCCCCGAGAAATCAAACCTATCGTGCTGTTCTGGGCAGCGGTGTTCATCCCTCTGGCGATGGCCCTATTGACGCTCTCCTGGCTGGAGAAGTCGATACTGTCGTCGATATCGGGGTTTGCATTTTCAGCAACAGCCGCCGCCTCTGCCGCTGCGATGTCTGCATCTTCTTGAGAGTTTACTCCCGCGTCTGCCGCTGCTTGTGCAGCTTCAGCGTTCGCTTGGGAGGTTGCGACATCCGTGTCATCATCCGAGCCGACACTCTCCCCGCCTTCGGCATTTCCGCCTTTGTTGTGGACGACAACACCTTCGGCAATAAAGGTGTGATCCCCGCTGACGGTCAGATTGTAGACCAGGAAATCGGGCGCGAGATCGGTCATTACGTGATGCGTGAGCAGAGAGTACGTCCCGTCGCCCAGAAGGACTTTGTCGCCTTCCTTCAGATCGTAGACTGCCCCACCGTTGGCCTTTGAGATCTCATCGTATTCATCCGGCCAGTTTTTCTTGAATTTTTCCGGATCGAAGCAGGCCCAGCCGTGATCCGTCTTGATCGGATGCTGGCAAGTCACGAACGGCGCATTGTCGTTGAAGCCGTGGATCCTATTGTCCGCCAACCGGAAGGTCGGCGTTTGCAGGATCCTATTGATGCTGGTTTCGCCCTGAACGAGATCTCCAATCGCCAGAGCGGCGATATGTTCGGTATTTCCGTTGGCCAAGGTCACCTTGCACCAAGGAGTAAAGCATTCACCACCGCCCATCAGAGTTTCCCCTTATATGTGATTGAATGAGGCTCGAGATCGAGGTTCTCATAGATCTTGCGGGATGCTTCAGTCTCGACGCCTGTCGAACTTTCCAATTTTACATGAGTGGCGCCGCTCCTGCGGCCCCAATCTAAAAATGCTCTGTTCATCGTCTGAGCGATCCCTTGGTTTCGCAGGTCCGGGGCGACCAACGAAAAAATGTCCTTTATAAATAGATCATCTGACCACCAATGTACAAATCGTTCTCCAACAAAGAAGCAAACCGGCATTGTGCCAAGTCTGCCGGCCAATATGAAAACATCTGGGTTATTGAACCAACTCTTCACCCTTTTCAGGGCCTTTTCGAGGTTGATGTTGGTGCCGCTGTAGTTCCCACCGATATGCACCTCGAGTGCCATCTGAACGATATGAGGGTTCGCTTCGATCTGCTCCCATTCGGGAACATAGAACTCCAAATGTGCAGGCTGGCCCTCAGATGGCGTGTTCATTCTGCATTCCCGTTACCTGGACGGACCGATATCCGCCGGATCCTTTGACGCGGGCAAAGCGCAACTGCATGATGCCATATCGCGTTGCGGCCATGAGATCGTCACGTAGCTTCACGACCTGGCCGTCCTTACGGTGATACATCCTGAATTCATCGAACCAATCCGTCAAGTGATCCGCGACCAACAGCCGTTGGGTCTGGAACCGGCCCAGCATATCCATGATCCCGCTCTCAACCCCATACTCGCCATCGTCGTACATAGCGCGATCCCGCAGCATCTTCAGACCTTCTTTTTGATAGAGGCCCTTGATGGTGGTGCCGGTGTCCTGGGTAGAGTGGGTGGTGTGCTTCAGGCCATCGTGTGGCCAAGCCACTGGGATCCATTTCCCTCTCGCCCGAATTGCGGAGGCGTGGTCTGGAATGGAGACCTTGTTCCGCTTGTAGCAATCGTAGATGAAAACTGTATCATGTTCTTGATCATATGCCATCCAGACGCAAGCCGTGGGATGGTCCCATTCACCAAAATCGAGGGCAGCTAGATGTTTGAACCACTGAGGGAAACCACTACGGAAGCGATCTTGCACATTGAACCGGGTGCTCTCCTCCGTGATTGGAAAAATCCGGCCGGAGCCCAGCAATGGAATGCCTTTGGCACGAGCCTCCCGCTCATGGTCCGGATAGGAAGCGATAATCGCCCGCTTGTCTTCATCCGAGTAGTGGTCGACCTCTGCGATCTCCATATGAACGACGCCGCGGTCGACGATGCCATCACTGTCCTCTGGCGATGGATTTATGAAACGGAGCACGACTTCCGACATGCCTTTAAGTGGCGTAAAAGTGATCCACACTGGCCCGCGAACGGCATTCGTCCTAGTCAGGCACTCAGTATAAACGTCAAGCGGGGGTTCCTCATCACACCAGATGCAATCTACCGTTTCCCCCTGAAGGTTCTCCCGGCCTTTTTCGTAGAATTTGAAGTAGAGATAACTGAAGCCGTCAAACTCGCCCGCCGTATTAAAATGCCGGACTTTGACGTAGTCCAGCAGATCGGCCACGCCCCGAGCAAGCTGCACATGGTCGAGTGCGTCCCCTGGAATAGCCCCGGTCCCATAATCTCTGCCTCGCCCCATCAAAATCCGCTGAGGATTGTCTCGAGTGCTTTCCCCGGAGACACCAAGGGCCCAGGCGACGATGGGTCTGTCGAACCGATGCCCATCCCAGCCTTCCGGATACCGCCCGGTTAGGTGATACGACATTTCCATCCCACCGGCCCACGTTTTACCAAGCTGGTTTCCCGCCATGAACAGGCGCTCTCGTTTGGTGGCGCCCATGGCGTGGAAGTCGGCTTGCTTTTGGTAAGGACGATACCGCCGCGCGAGGTTCCTGGTCGCCTTGGCTTGAAGGGATTGATAGAGACCTTCGAGATAGGTCAGCCCTTCCTGGTGGGATCTGCGATCCAGCGCTTCGCGTGACGGCATCTGATTTCCTTTCGTTACTGAGGATAATAGTAGCGCCGCTGCGCGTTTCTCTCCGCATCAGAGGAATGCTTATAATCATACATCTCCTCTGGCAATCCGAACTCCTTTAGCATCCCACGCTCACATGCTTCAGGCGTCGGGCAACTCGGAGCCCCGCCGTATTCATATTCGCTATATCCTCTGCAATGGGTCATTCGGGGTGCGCCGGCGCAACGTGAACAGTTCTGATTTATGGAACTAACCTTGCCCCGGCATGTGAGCGTACTCATTTGCCAGCCTTGCGAGCCGGAGCGTTACCTCGTGTATAGAGGATGATGCCGGAACGCCCAGGAGCAACATTCTGACGATATCCGGGCTCTAGGATGCGGATCGGGATCTGGACAACCACTCCAGTTTCGAATTCCAGATGGAGAAATCCTGGAAGCGGAGTGTCATGGTCCCGGACTACCTTCAGTGGGCCTTGGCCCCTCAAGTTGATCGCCTTTATCATTCTGTCTGCCTTTCTCTGCGAAGATGATCTTCTTCATCACCTTCTCGTGACGACGCCGCAAGGTTCTTGTCGGCGCCAGTGATCGGACCTTCATGGTCCCATTCTCCATTATCATGATCTCAGCCATGAATGGACCGGCATCAACTGTCTGCCTCTCCACTATCACTTGAGCCTTCATGCGTGCTGATATCTTCGCCACTGGCCTGCCTCCTGATAAGATCCCATTCCGATCCGACTGGGCCGCCACGGACGAGCACTGCTTCCGGCAGCTCCGTCATCTGGTTCGCGCGGCGGAGCCTGTCGGTGATGGCGATGGCGATGCCCTCGAGCACACCGGCTATTCCGGCCGACACCGGGACACGGGGGTCCGGCACAACCATGAAGCCGACATCGGAATAGAAGTGCATACCGTCCGTCGCCTTGCTGATTACCTTCTCGATCTCGTTGGTGACCAGATCTGCTTCTTCTGGCGTCCCCTCTCCAAAGGGGATCACCAGGGACATGACTGCATAATTAGTCATAAAGATAATCTGCTGATTTTATTTCATCGTTCGCTTTTTCAGCGATGTCCAGCCATAGGGCCTTAGCCTCTTGGCTCTCCTCGTTCCAGACCAGGCCGGGCCTCCGGCGTCGGAATTCAAAGTGCAATATGACAGCAAGCTGTTCCCTGAATACTTCGTTCATGGTCAGCCCACCTTTATGTTCGGGTATGGCCGCTCAAGATCGTTCACCGTCGGCGCCAGGGATTGCTGGTAGATCTTCTCCATCATGGCCCAGTGTTCCTCCAGAGCTATCTGGATCTTGTTCGCCTCCGTCTCCGTCACTGAGATCTGGGCCCCGCTCGTGAAGAACACCAGGTTCCCCTGCACCATCTCCACATGACAGATCGCCATGACCCCCAAGACACCCGTCGTGGCCCCGGTCATCACTTCTATTCTCGTCGTCAACATTGTGCTGCCTTTCCAATACTTCAGTTGCCGTCATCGGCTCACCGTTGTTGCCAACGATGATCTCCGCCGCCTGTGCCCTCCATAAGACCTGATCGCTGGGTAAAGATAAACCCGAGGGATACCGGGGATCCGACCTATCCACCTTCTCGATGGTCGCCGGACCCAGCGTCACGCCATCCAACCCCGCGGCCCGCTGCATGGCCACTGCCGCCATCTCCGTGATCATCGCCGGAGCCTGATCTGTGTCCAAACCACGGTCCGCCCATTCGTAAACTCTCGCCTCTTTCATTGGTGTTCTCCGACCCCAGCCCTTGACACGACCTCCTCAAATCCTGTACTGGGGGAACCAGAAGGAGGAGGGGGTGGCAACAATCACTCAATCCCAATAAATCGCACGCAGTGCAAAAACAAAAAAAAGAGCTTCTTACTGTTAAGATATCTAAGAGCTCCCAGCCACATATCCCAGCAAGAAGCCCATCCCAAATATCCCAAATATAATCCCGCCAAGAACAATGTGAAACATCCTGTCGTTCTGGCCTAACCACGAACTGACAACCGTCAGAGCATTCGTGGCAATACCAAAAATATAATCCCGAGAACGATTAACTCGATCACGTATTCTATCAATCATCTCCTGTCCTTCCTAATCCAAAAACCCTGCAAAAGTTGGTGTCTGGGAGGTTCCTACCCTATCCCAAAAATCCTGTAAAAGTTGGGGTATGGGAGCCCCTTGTCAGGAGGGTTGACCCCCGTTTCGGGGGCACCCCCCCTTCCTAACTGACAACAGTGCTTTTCCTATTAGAGCGTGGTGGAGTGACATCCTTCATGTCATCTGCCTCGCTCACCTTGAAGCCATCATGACCCAGGTTGACCAGAGCCTCACGGATCTTGTCGACCAGGTCTTCCTCATTCAGTGCATCGCTCTCATCTACTGAGAGCAGCGCCTCTAATGGCTTATGACCTGCCCTGTCCATGATGTCTGTTGCAGCCCTTAACCGAACAGTCTCACTCTTCGCGTTCCTCATTAGATCCATCACTACGTTGAATGCTTCTGCCCCTGCCGGAGCAAAGCCTTCCCGCGTTAGTGTGTGGATCCTCGCCCTAACTCTCTTGTTCTGCAATAGCTCCCACGCTTGTCCGCTTGCGGTGCCTTTAGCATAGCCTGCTTTGATTGCTGCTGCTTTTTGATCACCATTGAGCTCCAGGTAGTATCTACAGAAGAGCTCTTGGTTGTTTGTGACACCATCTTCAGTGAGTGCCTTACGCCCTGATCCTATGCCTGCCATTTGTTCACCTTCATTAAAACGTCGGCGTTAGGTAAACATACCCTGACGACGATGTCCATTTGACGGCGTTTTAAGGCCCCTCACAGGCGTTTCCTGATTTCAGGGTATCTTGGTCCATTTGATGGCCGTTTCGCCTGATCAGCCTAGTTTGGCTGGCTGGTTTGGGGTGGTTTATTTGGTATGGTTTGTTTCAAGACAGAAAGAGAGGTTTGTGATGATACGAAAGCCATTGATCGTGATTGTGACGGTGATGTGGATATTTCTTCTATTGCTGTCGGCATCGGTGGGTTGGTTGGTGTTGCAACCATGGCCGGCGTGGTGGTGATCATGGGCAAGTTCTGGTTCATCATGTTCTTGGTTTTGGCATTACTCAGTGCTTATGCGGTTCCTGCTGTGTGGAGTTGGAACAGCAAGCAGCTTGAGCGATTATGCAACTCATATCCATCGTTGGAATTGGATCTGGCGTGTAGTCAGCGGCGACCATGAGTAACGGCTGTGCCGTCGCAAGGGCTCCGGGACATCCGAATGATAGGAGACCTTCCCGGCTACGCCGGGATCGATTGACCTTTTAAGAGGGGACAATCGAAAGGGGCTCATCCACTATCTCATTGTCATTTATTGATAGAAACTCTCTCTCTCTGTGCCGGGCAGGCTAGGGGAGTGAGCCACTAAGTAAATGACATCAATTCTTTTGCATGTCTTCTCCCTGTGCTGGGATTACTATCATTGGAGTGTGCAAAACAATGGATGCCAGCAAGCTGGTCTCCCAAGAGGTCGATCATTGACTGATCGTCTCACCCCCCTATCCCCCCAAGGGCACAGTGACCGACCGGAGCATCCGGGAGGCTCGAGTGCAAGGAGATACATCATGAATACGTCAACCGATTTGAAGGATCTGGAAGACCGCCAGGACCTGCAAGCTCGCATGGAAGCCCGAGAAGAACGTCTGCCGTTGGATGTTCTATCGGGTGCTGTCAATCAACTGATGTTGGAGACCATCCACATCTTCGGCGGTTATCCCGGCAAGGATGGGACGGAGTGGATTGCACGGCGGATGGCTTCTGGCTTCCTCCGCACTTTGAAATGGCGGATTGAGGAGCTTGAGACCAAGAAAATGCCCGAGGCCATGGATGCCCTGGAGAGGGCGATCATATCCGAGGGAATTCCGGTTGAGCTTGAGGAAACTTGGAACGAGACCACCGGGCGCTTTGAGCCCGCGGAAGCGGCCTACGATAGCATGATGCCGGAGAGCAAAGTGGAGCGTTGCGAATCCTGGGTGAAGGGTTTGGAGGAAGAGTTCGACATGCTGAGTGCTGCGTTTGATGCGGCACTTCCGGCATACGAGGCTTCCTTCGGACAGTACGTGGTGAACAACGGACGGAGCAAGGCGATCGATGCGGCTTCCAATCCGAGGTTGGCCGCGTTGAAAGAGCGCATGGACCGGAAGATGAAGCGCAAACAGCCGGCGACCTAGACGGCTTCGAACTTAGGTGGGATGCTTCGGCATCCTGCCCATTTTTTTGAGCGGCGGGGATGCCTGTCGCGGACCAAGAAAGATGGTCCGCGCCAGGCTCTCGGTCAGGCCCAGGCTGCTCACGTATTACTTTGGAGGTTGTCATGTTTGCAAATGAAGCGTTGTCCGTGTTCTCAAGAATGGGATGGAACATCGCACTTGATATTGGATCTGGAAGTGGAGAGCACGCTGAATATCTGAAAGCTGCGTTTCCTGATCGTCATATCATCACTCTCGACGCGCATCATCCGGCACAGATCAGGGCCCCTTACTTGACCCACGATTTTGCATCGCAATTTGACGCGATCTGGTGCTCTCACGTATTGGAGCATCAGGAGGACTGTGGGGCTTTCATTCGAAAATTGAATTCGGATCTGAAAGAGGGTGGCGCTTATGCGATCACCGTCCCCCCGCTGAAGCACGATATCGTTGGTGGGCATGTCAGCCTGTGGAACGCTGGGCTGCTTGCCTATAATCTGATCTTGGGTGGTTTTGATCTCATCGATACTCACATATGGCAATATGATTACAACATCTCTGCCGTGGGCGTGAAGAGGTCGTTCCATATGCCTCACTTAATGAGCGATAGCGGCGACATCGACAAGCTGGCGCCGTTCTTCCCTCGTGCCTGGAAGGTGACTGAAGGCTTTCATGGCAGCAACATTGTGACAGGAGTGGCGGATGGTAGTTCTTACAAGACCCCAACGTGAAGCCCTGTATGGGCTTTATAAGCGTGAATATTTCAATCCCAACTCTGGTGGTTGGAACATCTTTCGTCCCAATTACATGAACTTCAGACGATCTGTTCAAGGCACGTTCATGGACGGTTGCGTGATGAAGGACATGGGCTGGGCCTGGGTAGGGATCGAGACCGATGGCTACACCCATACATAGGAAGTGATTATGAGCTTGAAACATACGATCAACGTGATCTGCGCCAGTGATCGCAGGTTTGATTGCGTGATCTGTGACGATAGTCCCTCTTTTGATGGTGTGACCTGCTATATCCATCAAGGTGCTCATCTTGAGAAGGGCCGTAAACAAATCCGTCACGCACGTTATCGGATCGCTCAGGGTCATGAGGATCCCGAGACCGAACGTCGGTATTATTATCCCAAATAGGAGGGCCAGATGGACTTCTTCGAAGACCAAATGACTGTCGGTGTGATCTTCGCAGAGCACTTCGATAATCCCTCCTTGGTCATCGATGTTCTTGAGTGGCTGAAGGGTCAGCACGAAGACCTGAAGGTGATTGCGGCCGAGAGCGGCAAGCGGGCAACGGCGGTGCGTGATTGGTGCATCGAAGAGGGTCATGAGTACGAGCTCACGACAATCAAGGACACGATCGTTCAACAGATGATCCGGATGATTGAGATCCATCGTCCCGATTATCTCCTGGCATTCCAAAAGGATGCCAATGTTACCAGAGCCGTCACGATAGCTGACGATCTGGGCGTCTTCACTCTAATCATCACGAGGTGGCGAAATGTTAAACCCAAGGAAGCTGGCGATCGAACTAGCGAAGGGCATCAAAGTTCGAAAAGCCAAGGTAAAAACCGAACGGGCTCAGGAGGAGCAGGATCTCCTGATCGCAGTAGTCGCAGACCACGCCGAACAGCTCGCAGGGCTGGAGCAAAGGATGTTAATCCTGACCGATAAGGCCCAGAAAGCCCGTGACATGGCAGAGCATTCAGTGGTGACGATCCAACATGCCTATGGCGAGACACCGCATACGCTGCATGGCGAAGTGCTCATCCCTTGGCAAATCGGAACCGAGACCGATCACCCATTCGAAATCTGGGCGACAGACGAGGGCTTCAAGGCCCTGATGGCGTACCAGGAGGATCTGCACAATCAGATCACTTCCAATGGGTGAATTCGACCGCGAGCAAGCGGAGAACATGCCTTCTGAACTGATCCACGTAGCTGGTGAGGTTCTGTGCGTCCACGTTGACAGACCGATGCACTATCTGAAGGACATCCCCATGAACAAGGAGGATCGTCGGAAGGTCGGCATCATCTGCATCACGAGGGTGATTGCCCTCTTCATGAGGGATCGAGGCGTCGATATCACCAAAGAAAACATGAGTTTTCTGATGGAAGAGATCGGTGACACTGTGAAACTGGGGACTGAAGACCCCAAAACTGGAAAGGTAAGTTGGGAATGAAATTAGGCAAGGAAAGCTTGATGGATCTGGCGGCGGCAGTCGATCAGATCTCGAAGACCAAGCATGACGTCGTTGTTGACAGCCGGGATATGGAAATGATCCAGACCGGCAGCAACAGCTTCGGACTGATTGGTCACGGTGACCGTCTGGGTGAGTTGGACGCTCATTCGCACGGTCAAATGTCTGCCCGGCTCCAAATTCCGAAACCGTATTACGACCGGATGATGGAGCAGGAACCGGAGCTGTTGAAGGTCAACGTCAATCGTTGGCTGATGGCTTCGGATGCACGGCGGATGGTTCGCACGTACCGTGGCTCAGGGGAAACCACCCATGAGCGGACGGTTCGGGCAATCATGTCCGATCGGTACCAACGCATTGACCATTTCGATGTGCTGCAACATCTGCTCCCGGTGCTCAAGGAGGCCGGGATGGAGTATGGGCTCGATCTAAAGAGCTGCGAGGTCACCGATAGTAAGATGTACGTCAAATTGACAAGCCCTCGATTGCGAGGGGAGGTGAAGGCCGGCGATGTTGTCGAGGCCGGCGTCTCCATACGCAATTCAGAAATTGGTCTTGGCTCCTACGTCATCTCGCCGTTCATTTACCGCCTCTGGTGTGACAATGGCTGGGGAACGGACGAAGGTCAGTTCAGCCGGCGTCACGTAGGCGGCAAGACCGAACTGGGCGACCAGATGCAGAGCTACATGACCGACGAGACCAACAAGGCCGTTGATCATGCCGTGCTGCTTCAGTCGCGCGACATTCTCAAGGGCATGTTGTCCGAGGAAGTGTTCGGTAAGACGCTCGACAAGCTTCAGGCCGCTGCACAAGGCGTCCCTGTTGCTCGCCCAATCCAGGCGATGGAGGTTCTTAGCCAAAGCCTGGGCTTGACTATTGAGGAAAATGAGAGCTGTCTCATGAACCTCATGGAAGACGGTGATTACAGCCGTTGGGGTGTCTGCAACGCAGTCACCAAACTGGCCAACACCACCGCGGGCTATGATCGAGCATCCGATATCGAAAACTTCGGAGGCAAGATCATCGACCTGCCAACCACTGATTGGAACCGGCTGGTCGCAGCATAGACAAGGTCCGAGGCCGCACCTCAACTTGCGGAAGTGGCCATGTCTTGGGAGCGGGTAATGCCGTGACCAGCCCCGGAGGGGTTGTGAGGACCTCCTCTCCGGGGTATTCTTTTCTTTCCACAAACCCATACGAGGCAGCAAATGACACAAGCACTTAACGAAAGCCTGGCCGTCTTCCTCATCAACGATGACGCCAGAGGCATCCGATGCTCTTACGTGGTCGCGCTGAAACACTCTACCGGCGAAGACATGCCCCAGAGCGAAGACAATGCGAAAACGTATTTCTTCAAATCCTTCGACAAATCCCTCAAAGTTGGCGATCTGGTCGTTGTACCGTCTCGCGGCGAACGCAATGCGGTGCCGTTCACGGTCGTCCGGGTTGTTGAGGTAGATTGCAAGGCTCCCCACAAGGAGGTCTCAATCGACTTCAAGTGGATCGTCTGCCGGGCTCAGGTCGAGCAATACGACGAGACGATTGCCCAGGAAAAACAGCTCTTCGACATGATGGAAGAGAAGCGCGAGATCGCGGCTACCAACGAGCTGCGTAGGCTGATGCACACCGAAGACGACGCATCGGATTACGAAGGTCTGGCGATCGCTGGAACTTCCAATGCTCTGCCGGCTCCGAAGGGCGACAGCCCGATCCCGGACAGCGGCAGCGAAGATGAATATCGTGATGCAGCGCAGCCGGTTGCCGGTACAACAATAGCAAGCCGATGACATCGCATCGTTCCGACGTCAATAAGCCGACGAACGAAGCCTAAGCCACTGTGACCCCGTGGTCCCGTCACACCCAGGGGAGCGGTTTACTTCAGATTTGCATTCGCACCACTTCGGCTTCGCCTGCGTTAATCTGAAGGTTCAACATCAAAGATGTCGAACGAAGGATAGGAGAGATGGTCCGAGGGCCGGGACCATAGGATCATCTCTCCTCCCTATCCCAATTAGGGTCTGTAATCTGGCGTCTCTTAATCCCACAGAAGCGGACCCTCTACGTTTGCATTCGCAAATGTAGTTTATCGAGCTCCAGGATCCTGAGCCTGGCGCCCTATGAGTAGATCAAGTCCCTGTCGGGGTGGGACTAGAGATAAGCCCGGCAGGGCTCATGATCTGAAAGAAATTCATGGCCAATTGCCCCAAGTGCGGAGCTACCAAGCTTCGAAAAAATTCACGCAAAGAATATTCGTGTTCGCACTGCGGACCGAAACCCAAATCTCCGGTTGTTGATGGTATTATCACCGGCGATGGCCCGCTACACATGGTCGTGTGGAGGAGAATGCAACGATGGTGGACCATTACCATCGCGAAAGCTCTGAAGGTCAGGAAGGCGCCCGAGGCATTGCGTCCCGATAGACTTCCTGCGGCGGGTCTCACTTCAACCCCGAAAGAATGAGGCAGAAATGCAAATTCAAGAAATCAAGTTCGGTGACATTGCTGTTGCCGAGACGAACGCACGATCCAAGAAAGCCGTGAACGGTGTCGATACGTTAGCGGCATCTATCCTGGGTCTGGGTCTGCTGTGCCCGTTGATCGGCGTAAAGTCCGGTAAGGGCGCGGATATCATCGCTGGTCAGCGTCGGCTGGCTGCAATCGACAAGATCCGGAAGAAGGATCCGAGCGCATTCAAGACCGTCCCGGTCTATCTGATCGAAGGTCTCACCGCTGCTCAGGCAATTGAAATGTCTCTGCATGAAAACCTGGAGCGTGAGCTCCTGGGTCCGATTGACGAGGCAGATGCTTTTGCCAAGATGCAGAAGGAGGGCGCTCCCATTGCCGACATTGCCGCCAACTTCGGCCGGAAGGAACAGTTCGTTCATCAGCGGTTGAAGATCGCTGCGCTACCGGCTTGGGCCAAGCGAGGCATCACGGACGGCGACATTTCGCTGGGCGTTGCTCAGGTAATGACGTCGGCTGCAAAGGCGATGCTCACGGAACTGGGCAAGGAATTCAAGAGTGGTGCCAACCCCTATGTTTTCAATAACGCCAGTTCGATGATCAACCGGTTGTCCCAAAGCAGCCGCATCCAGCAGGGTGTTGGCCTGTTCGATGTGGAAGGCTCTGGCTTGACGGTCATCCGCAATCTCTTCGATGAAGAGTTCGATGGCACGATCTTGGAAGTCGATAAATTCTGGGAGATGCAGAATGCGGCGATCCAGGAAAAGAAGGAGGAGTTCGAGGCTGAAGGCCACGAGGTCCATATCTTCGCGAAGGAAGATCATTTCCCGTCTTACAAATATGATCAGTCCAAGGCCAAGAAGCATACGGTGGTCATTGAGGCGGATTATGACGGCTCTGTTACTGTCACCAAGAGCCTGAAGCTGAAGCCAGGGATCGACAAGACGACGAATAATACGGCGTCAAACGAGGCCGATATTGAGATTGAGACCAAGGACGATCTGTCCAAGAAGCTCATGCTCGAGATGAACGAAATCCGGTCCATGACCGTCGCCCACGCTTTGGCGATCGGTGCTGGCCGTGGTTACGTCATGCAGTGCGCCAATATCCAGATGATGTTCGGCAGTCACTTCGCGTCCAATGGTGGAGCTGGTCAGCCTCATAACTGGAACGAGGATCTGGCCGCTGAGCACGAGAGCTTCTCGGATCTGGAGGATGCTGCGGAGGCTATCTGCAAAATCCTGAACATCAAGGTCGCGGACGGGGAATGGGCAATCAACGTGATTGCTCACCCACGCCTGGGCCACTGCAATTATGGCGAGGTCATTTACGCCGTTATGACGATGGACGATGACGTTGCCCTGAAATTGCAAGGGCTCCTGGTCGCGGCTCATGCTTTGCTGGTCAAGGATACCTGGGCTGAGGAGGACAGCTACAACATCGTTGAGATGGTTGGCGCTTTCCTTGAAGCCGAAGGTGCCGATGGTTTCTCAGGTAATGCTGATTGGGAGCTCAATGAGCGCGTGATCGGCGGGATCCGGAACCGGGACACCCTGGAAGCCTTGCTCAACATGCGAGGCGGTCAGGCCAACCTTGCCTTCGATAAGAACACCAAGGTCGGTGATTTGAAAAAAATGCTGGCCGACTATATGGCAAGCAACAATGGGCGGAAGGCCCCGTGGTTGCCGTGGTTGGATTTCCCAGCCAAAGAATTGGGCTGAACCGCCTGTCTGTGCTCTGAGAAGGGTCGCCTCCTGGATCACCATAGGCATTCCGTTCTGTCCTACTCCCTCCGTCCCTAGGTCGCTCCCTGGGCCGGGGGGAGGCGTACTCACAAAAAAGGCCGGAGGAACCCAACACCTCCGGCCTTTCTTGAGAAGGAACGATTAATTCTTCCAAAGATCCTCGCTGAAGTAAAGACCTCTGGTCTCGAGCGTGATACCAGGCTCCCGGCGACTACCGACATTTCGATAGGGAGTGTAGCGGCTCTCCTCCATCTCAAGCCATCCTTCCTTGATGCCCTTGTCTCGATGGAGAGTGAAGACCATATCGGCGGTCAGCTTCAGTCCTTCGCCGCCTCTGGTGTTGCCATCCTGGTTCAACTGAGCGGCGGTGACGCACCAGATATTATACTCACGTACCATGCCAGCTAAGGTCTGTCCGACTTCCTCAAGGTGATCGGCTCTATTGTCACGATCCCCTCTGACAAGCTGGTAATAGTCGAGGAAAAACCCTTCGATTTGATTTTCTTCAACTGCTCTGTCAACAAGCTCTCGAAGCCGGTCGATTGTGAGATAATACGCATCAGCATACGTGATGTTGTTCTTCGCTGTTTTTCGATACTTCTTGACGTCATCCTTCAATCCTCCGTCTCGATGTCTGAGGAATGCAAGGGGGTTCACTCCCAGCGCCCGGGCGATGTGTCGCTGTTCGATTTCAACGGCTGACATTTCGCACGCGACCCACAGATGAGGGATCGATGTTTCATTGAGATTATAGGAGATGGTGCCCATCATGATGGTCTTGCCGACCTTCTTGCGGGCCTGGAAACCATAGAGCTTGCTCGCGTAAAGGCCGCCACCCATACATTTGTCGAGGCGCTCCATGCCTGTGCTCGAAACGATTACATCTTCTTCTGCACTTGAGACGATTGCTTGCATCGTCTCGTCTCGTGAGATTATTTTATATCCCTGACTTTTAGCCATTTTGTGTGTTCTCCGGTGGCCTGGGTTTGAACAATGAGGTCGAGCAGAGCCAGTGCATCTGTCTCGTCCGTGTTTTCCCCAACAGCCAACCGGCGACGAATGACGTCGAACAATTGATCCTTAGATCCTTTTTTGTAGGCTGCTTTCCCTAGATGAAATTTCTTAATGTCATTGGGCAAACACCAGCCGTGGCTGATCTTAAATCCTTCAGCAAGTTCTTGGATGATGGCAGCGAAACCAAGCTGTAACCGGCCAGCCGGCATAGAGCGTGGCGTTGGCATCTCGAAGGCGATGAAGTCAGGATGGTAGAAGCCAATCTTATCGATCAATTCACTGCGAAATGAGACGAAGGTTAGACCACTACCCGAAACTTTAGTGAGGTCAATTGTCTCAACTTCATAAGCCGACCATCCGTGATTAGGAGACCGGAGGCAGTACGCTATGCCGGTCTTCCTAGCGGGATCTATGGTCAAAATTGATTTCATATCACTGGCCTGTTGGGAATATTCATAATAGGATACTTGTCCCCTCAAGTCCAATATGAGGCAGCATAATGGCAAAGCACAGCGCATCTCGACGAGCATTAAAGAAAATAATTGACGAGACCATCGACCCACGTAAGGGCAAGGACTTGTCAGAATATGTGTGGGAGCGAATTGAGGCTGAGCTTAATAATGAGTTTTGCATGGGCATGAACGAAATGAGAACGCGAGCGCGTAAAATATTCCTTAACTCCATCAGCACCTTCCCGAAAGGATAAACAGAATGGCAGTGAAGAAAAAGCCGACGCCTGAAGAGGCGCGGGAAAAGAACCTCGATATATGGTCCTTCCTCGAGCGAACGGACCCCAGCTTCACCAAAAAATTCAACATGGGCCGGTTCAAAGGGACGGATATCAATTCGACCTATCGGATGCGGCACTTAACCGAGCTCTTCGGTCCGGCCGGAAAGGGCTGGGGCTTCGATATCGGCGAGCCGATCTTCTATGGCGAAGGCGATAACCAGGCCGTGACGATTGCCGCCTCGCTGTGGTGGACGGAAGACAACGTCCGATACAATTGTCCAGCCCAGTACGGTGGCACCAAGCTCTTCCACGGGAGCAAGGGCAAGGGTATCACCGGCATCGACGAAGACGCGGTGAAGAAGGCCGTGACCGATGCGATGGGGAAGGCCGCACTGGCCCTTGGCGCTCACGCTGACGTCTATATGGGGCTCCATGACGACAGCAAATATGTTCAGGAAATCGGCAATGAGATTGCGGACGAGCAGGATGCTCGCGAAGAGCCTGAGCATACTCACCAGATTGCCGATGGCGATATGGACGGAGACGATGAAGGCGACGGTGAATGGGCCGAGTGGCTACAGGATGTTCACCACGATCTCTCAACACTCAAAAACAAAACAGACTTCCGGAAGTGGGCACGGACGGAGAAGGAAGCTTTCGCGGAAGTCAAAACTGCCGATCCCATAACCTGGAAGAAGGCCATGGAGGACATGCTTGATGCCCGGCTTCGCGTCAAGATCATGGATCAAGTTGAGTATGACGAGGCCATCATCGATCTGAAGGAAAAATAGATGTCAGATAATCTCGCAATCTTTGTCGGCAATGTCGGCCAGGACAGTCAGTGCAAGGAGGTTGGCAAAGACAACAACCTGGTGCTCAACTTCTCCCTGGCCGTGAAGACCGGCTACGGCAAGCGCGAAGAGACCCTGTGGGTGCAATGCGCCATCTGGGGTGATCGGGCTGAGAAGCTGGAGCAGTACATCACCAAGGGCGTTAAGTTGGTCGTCAAGGGTGAGGTTACTCCCGAGGCATATGAGAATAAGGACGATGAGATCATCGCCCAGCTCAGGTGCAATGTGTCCGACTTCAGCTTTGGCGGGGGCGGAGAGGAAGGCAACAAAGGCGGTGGCGGCGGGCGCCGGCGCAGCAGCGGTGACGACGACAGTGGCGGTGGCCGTGGTCGGAGCAGTGGTCGCAGCCGGAGCGGTGGCCGCAGCAGCCGTTCTTCCTCGCGGTCTAGTCGCGGCAATGATGACAATGACCGGGAACCGGAAAACGAAGGCATGGAAGGCCGTGACGGCGACCCCGCGGGCTATGAGGACCAGGACGACATTCCGTTCGATTAGCCAATGGAACTGAAAACAAAATGTGTCAGGGCCCATGATCGTTGTGATGGTGGGCCCTGTCCATATTGTGAGCCGGTGATCCCGCTCCGCTCACTTAATGGGAGGTTTGTATCCTATGGCCCTAAAGTCTCTCGAAGAACAGCTCGTGTCCGCACGGCGCGAATTAGGAATGCGGAACCGCGTTTACCAAAAATGGGTTGACACCAAGCGCATGACTGAAGGCGAGATGTGGCATGAGATCTACTGCATGGAGAGCATCATCCGAACCTTGGAGTTGCTGTCCGCCACGAATGCGATCCCTTTGTCGGAGGTCAAGAAAGCTCACTTAAAGAGTAACCGGCCTAAGCGTCAGCGATCACTTGATGTCTAAGCGAGCGGATGCCGCAGCCTATGCCAAACTTGAGAAGGCAGAAGAGGCTCTCCTTGAAATCGAACTGATATGCTGGAAGGAGATGGATGCTGAAGACGCAGTTTCAAAAATCAGAAAATTATCGAAGCGTTATAACGAAAAGGTCAGAGGCATATGAGCGCTCCAAAATATATCAATCACGGCAAGCTGGGTGGAACGGCTGCTTGCATCCTAGCCCACGGCATTCATTTCGGGAACACTCCCCTCACACTCTGGGAGGAGCTCACGAAACGGAAAGAGCCGGAGGATCTCCGGTGGAAACTTCCAGTACAGATCGGGATCGCGACTGAGCAGGTCAACATAGACTTCCTCGGGCACAAGACGGGATATCACATAGTCCCTGGCGACCAGGTGCCGAAGAATTTCCTGCCCGAGAATGTAAATTACAACATCACCCTCGAGAAGACCCCGGCTGGCAAAGTCCCGCTTTTCACCAGCACTAAATTCAAGTGGGCGGTAGCTCAGGTCGATGGCTTCGCACGAAATCCAAAAGATGATGCGATACGTCTCGTTGAAGCCAAGCACTCGAGCGGCTTTGGCACAATAGAGAAGTCCTACGAAACGTATTATCCGCAGCTCCAGCATTACCTGGGCATCCTCGGATTTACCCACGGAGCGATCTCCGTGATCTTCGACAATCATAACCATGAATATATGTGGGTCCGCAGAGATGATAAATATATCAAGGCATTATGGACGAAAATGGACCGCTTTTGGAAGTTCGTCGAAACCGACAAGCCGCCCGTCAAGGCCAAGGGTATGGCCAAGAAGGTTGTCCCCACCAAGACCAAGAACCAGACAGCATCTAATGAATGGGGCGCCGCTGAGGATGATTTTGTTACGAATAAAAATGCGGCTGAAAAATTCGAGGCTGCAAAGAAGTCGCTCAAAGCCCTCGCGCCGGCTGATGCCGTTCGTACTTTCGGCAAGGTTCTTGAGGTAAGGAGAGCCAAGAATGGTAACGCCAGTATCAAGCAGATCATCCCTGATGAATAGTCTTGCCGCTCGTTGGTGGGAGACCCGCCTCAACAAGGGCCTTCTGCCACGACGGCAATATGAACTCAGGCTTAAGTCAGTGCATCGCTTCGCCGTTCATGTTGGCTGGCGATACCTGGCTGCATTGGCGGACGGGGAGGTGAGGCGTGTCCAGGAAAGTAACGAGGAGATCCAGAAGAGGACCGTCGAATTCGCCAAGCGAGGATCCCCAGGATATCGAGGAGCTTCAACAGACCTTGTCGTCTATGATGAAAACGTTGAAGCAAATCCAGACGATCCAGATGTTTGGCCTGGAGGAGGCCCTGTCCATCCCGACGATCGGTGATCGTACTGCTTTCCGCATGGGAGCTGCTGCTGCTCAGGTTCTCCCGACATTTACGAACCTTTTTGATGAGGGATCGGAAAACTGGCTACTGTATTCCATGGGCTGGCAGGCACAGAGATCCTTCGACAACATCATACGTACCAACAGAGAAGCGAAGCTATGGGAATGAATTGGATGACCCTCGATCAAGCAGAGGAGGCCGCTGAACGGTGGTCTATTAAACATACAAGAACCTACACCGTGATAGAGGCTACAGAAGAGACAATGTCACATCGTTTTTTTGTCAAGATAGTTGACCAGGACATTCCTCCTTATCGGATGGGCATTAATGCCGTTGTAAGAAATGTCTTCCATGCACAGACTAAAGCTGATCGCAGGTACTATTATCCCAAATAACGTACCATTATGACACGCCCCTGAGAAGCCCTGAGAGCCGATTACAGGAGTTTTTGACATATACGGACCCAGTATGCCTGGAAAGGGCGCTTCTCCTGCCCTGCCTGGGCTGGCCTGGCGCCTGGATGGGCCGTAGAATAATCAGATCCACACCCTTGAAGACATGGGTGCTGGTAGGCAGGGCATGACGCGCGCCCATAATGGCCGTTTCCTCGCTGGCGGTGCCGATCACGGCGAGGGCTAATTCAAGACGGGGGTCCGTGGATATACCCAAACATCAAATCAGGAGGACATCATGGGAGCATCGATTAATCAAAACAGTCCCACATTAATGAGTAAGGTAGATCTGATGGGTCAGTTCGTTAGTTTCCATACCGCCAACCCAGAGATCTATCGTCTCTTCGTCAAATACGCACATGAGGTCTTTGGAGTTGGTCGAGAACGATACAGCGCCAGGACGATCATCGAGCGGATCCGCTGGCATATCATCGTGAACACCAAGTCCAACGATGACTTCAAGATCAATGATCATCACACGCCATTCTATGCGCGGATGTTCATCTACGATCATCCTGATATGAAGATGTACTTCGAATTGAGGTACACCTCCTGGGAGACGGAATTCAGTAGGTGGCTACAGCTCGACCGGCGTGAGAGGTTGGT